ATTAATATATATAATGCTATCTACTCAAAGTGTTAAAGGTTTACAAATCGTGCCTCCAAAAGAAACAAGCGGAGCTTATGAGACTAGTCCAGATATGCCTAAAATGCATTGTGTAACTGTTATAGTAGGCAAACGAGCAGCAGGCAAATCAGTTGCTGCTATTAATTTAATTGAGAAAATGGGTTATGATTATACTATTGCTGTAAGTCCTACTATGAATTCAAATAAAGAATTAATGAGCAGATTGAATATAGAACACACGTTTGATGACCCCGATGATTTAACTTGTATTGATAAAATAAAGGAAATTGTAAATGAAGAAGCACGAGATTTAGAACGTTATAAATACGAAATGAAAGAATACAATAAATTAATGAGTGATATTAAAAAAGGCAATTCATTAGACGATAATATGCTGTTAAAATTTTTTGATACTAATACTTATGGACTAAATGATTTTATAATACCAAAGCATCGGTGGAATGGAAAGAAACCAAGAATAGCAGTAATTTTTGATGATATGTTGGGAAGTCTCATATATGGTCGTCCTCGTAAAATTAATGCTTTGGCCACATATAGTAGACATTTAGGACAAATGGAAGAAGGAGGAAGTATAGGTGTTAGTTTATTTTTTTTAATTCAAAGCTTTAAATGCCAGGTCGCAGGCCTGACGCGCGTAATTAGAAATCAATGCACTCAATTGATTATGTTTAAATCGAAAGACCTTAAAGAAATAAATGATATTGCTGAAAGTTGTGGAGGAGAGATTAGTAAAGAAACATTTATAAAAGTTTATGACTATGCTATTGAAACAGGAGGTTCACATGCATTCCTCTTCATAGATTTACATAAAAAAGAAAATCATCCATCTCAATTTCGAGTGTGCTTCGATAAATTTATAATTGTAGACGAATTAATTAAAAAAGAAAATTGATTTAAAGATAAAAGTTTATAAAAGTTTATAAAATGCCTAAAAAAGAAATTACTGATTATGTCATATATAAAATTATTTGTAATGATGAAAATATAAAAGATTGCTATGTTGGTTCTACTTCTAATTTTAAAGTTAGAAAATGGGACCATAAAACAATTTGTAATTCTGATACTAATAAAATGAGTAAATATAAAATATATGAAACAATTAGGGAAAAGGGTGGTTGGGATAATTGGTCTATGCTTCCTATTGCTGAATATAAAGAATTAACATTGACACAAGCAAGAATTAAAGAAGAAGAACAAAGAGTATTATTGAATGCATCTATGAATAGTAGGGCGGCATTTAGAACAGAAGAAGAATTAAGACAAATTGAAAACGAACGAAAAAAGATAAATAGACAAAAAGAAGAGGTTAAAATAAAAGAACAAAAATATAATGAATTATATAGAGAATCAAATAAAGATATAATTAATGAACGACAAAAAGAAAGATATAAATTAAATGACGATGAATGGAAACAAAATAGAAATGAAACAGTAAAAAAACGCAGACAATTAAATAAAGAAGTATATAATGCTTATCAACGAGAATATTATAAAAAAAGACAAGAAAAATTAAATAAAAAAGATGAAATAAAATAAATATAAATATATATAATGATGCGCAAGGGAATTTTATCTGACAAAATGCAATTAATGAACCACACAGAATTAAGAAGACCACCAATTAACATAGCACATTCACTTCACACAATTTCTCTTGATAAAACAGTGTTTCATGGCATCAAACCTCTTCGTGGTCGTTCGCATATCAAGTCCACAGGCACAGGCAGACACGATATTAATAATTTAAATCTATTAACCTCTCTTGATTATCGTGGTGGTTTAGATGCTTACAATAAAGAAGTTCAAAGTAAAAAACAACACCAACCAATTGCTGATAAAAAAATACCAAATTGCTCTGATAGAATTGAAAGAACACTTCGTGATATGTCTAACGGTTCTGAAGAAACTTTTGAAGCATTAGTTGATTTATTACAATTAAAAACTGGTTTAAGCAAACAACGCTTTCATCACGATGATTGTGACATATTAGAAGCGCTAAATCGCCATTACCGCAAAGCGCCAGAACAGCTTTTAATAGTGGAAAATGCTTATAAAAATGCGTAATTAATATTTAGAAATAATATATTTATATTATATAAATGGATATTAGTGGCATTCCAAAACACAAAGCAGAAAATCACTTTAAATATAGCGAAGATGATTTAGCAGAAAAAGCATTAGCACTTGAAAAGATGAAAACAATTTATCCAACCGTTCCAGTTTACTATGCCGAATTAGTATATGATCTTTGCAAAAATACAGACCAAGCAAAAATTGAAGAAATTAAACAAAAGATTGAAAGCACACCATTTAAATATGATTATAGCAATCTTCAAGAAGAATTAAATAAAGTTAAAGACACACCTCCAAAAGAGGAATAATTTAATTAAAAACTATTATATATAATATTTATTTTATATATAATGGCAGACTCTTCTAGATTTGAAGGACAACAAATAGTCAACAGCATTAATTTTTTTGTTGATTCGGAAAGAAGTTCTATTGTAGGCGATACTCAAAGCAAAGGCGATGATATTCATAATGGTTTTGAAGGCAACACTATTGAATGCAAAGACGGAGAAGTTATTAGATTATCGCTAGTTGATTTTCACATGCCAAATAACCAATATAATATTGATGCTAGAAATTCACAGGGCACTATTATTTGCTCGGTAAATGGAAATGCTATGGCGGCAGGTGTAGTAACAACACTTGTTGACCGTGGTAATTATTATGATACTGATGACATCGCAGTTAATTTTGCCAAAAATTTAGGAGCTGCTTTAATAGCACTATCAGGAATGCCTGGTGGAATATCAGTAAGTAGCATTGCTAATACTAATTTATCAACACAAGCTTCATTACAAACTGGATTCTCAGCAGTAACATTGGCACCAGGAATTCTTGGAAGACCAGAGAAAAAATTACTTGATGTTTTAATTACATTTAGTGTAGCGCACACAATAACACTTTTAAAAGTCAGTTGCCAATCTGCTAACGGCGAGTTATATCTCGTCCTCGGTGGCGAGCGTGGGGATAATGTTAATAACTTAGACACCAGTTTTAAAATTACAATAGAGTCAACTACTATTAGAGTTCAAGGTTATTTCCCTATGCAACTTGTTACAGAACCCCACGTTTATTTAAGATGTACTTTAGGACAAAACGGTTTAGAGTCATCTATTTTAGGAAGTGATGAAACTGTGTATAATAATGATATTGTTGGTTCTAACATATTAGCGAAAATTGCTCGCACTACAGAAAGTTTTAGCTATGGTGGTAATCAATCACACGAGTTTTTTTTAACACTTCAACAAAGAAAATTAAACAGCATTGGTTTATTTTTAACAGACAGCAAAAGTCGCCCAATAGGTCGCCCAAAAAATTCTGGAAGTGGAACTTCGGCAGGTTTAGAAACAGGCTCATCAAGTGAGGTAACTTATGAAAAAGAAACACAATCAACAAAAGGCAATTTATATTTTACAGCAACAATTAGAATAGATATTATAAAAGTGTATAATCCAAATAAATTACAAAGCGAAGCGCCACCATTGCCTCAATTTCCAAGTCGCTCAAGTGGAGTTTTAAGTTTTGGAAGTCCAACAGGATTTAGATAATTTGAAAATTAAATTAAAATTAAATTAAAATGTAAATTTTTTTATATCTTATTATTATATAAAAAAATGTCTAGTGGCCTTCCGCCTAATGTTTCTTACTTTATGAGCCGTTTAATGGGTGTTTCGACTTCGCATTTCAAAATCTTTCCTCAGAACAGCGGTTCGCAGTCGGCAAACAAAATCCTTCGCTTTGAATTACCAAGTAACACACTTTTAAATCTAAAAAGTTGCCGTATGATGTTCAATGTGACTACCACAGCAACTGGTTCGGTTACACAAGCTCGCCTTCCTAATGACACACGCTCGTTCATTGACCGTATGGCTATTTATATGGGCGGCGTGTTAGTCCAGAATTCCTTCTCTAACTACAATACACTAGTTCACGCAAAAAAGGCGTTAGGTGCTGATAGATGCTCCGACACCACTTTAACTCATCCTGAAATTTGCCGTTCGCATTCATACCACACCGGCTCAGCTTTTGGTATTCCAGCAGCAATGGACCAAACTATTCACGAAACTTATGATTCGCTTGCTAATCAGTTAGCAATTATGGATTGGGAAGGTTTCTTAGGCACAGCAGAACCAGGTATAATTGATACCGGACTTTTTCCTCAAATTACCATAGAGCTAACTCTTGCTGATAATGTTATACTCCCACAAATGGTTTGGGCGGCTTCAACAACTCTTGCTTTAGCCGCAACAACTACAACTGAAGGTATTGCGGCGGTTGGTGCTGGAACTGCGTCCTACACAATGGATAATATTACAATGCAGGTTGAAGTGCTTGGAATGGCTTCGTCTGTCTTAGATGAAGTTGTTGCCCAGCGTGTTTCGCAGGTTGGTTATTTATCTATTCCATTCAAGAATTACTTCTCTTTCTCATCGTCGCACTCGGCAACATCGCGTTTCAATGTAAATAGCGCCTCGTGGGATCGCCTATGGGTGGCGTGGCGTGATTCAAATGGTGGTTCTGTTTCTGCCGCTGTTCCTGTATCCGGTTATAAATTAAAAGGTGCTTTTGCTGCTCCCACTTCTGCTGGGTCTCCCACAGTAGCTATAGGCGTTCCTCAATACGACAGCGGTGGTTCATTAGATACAAACAAAGAAAAATATGTTGCCCGCGCATTCAACTTTGTTGAACCATTATTATCTGGTCAAACAGTTTCTAACTATCAGCTCCAGATTAACTCGGCCAATTACCCTGCCTATAAATTAACTGTTCCAGAAGCGTATGCTTTAACTATGAACTCAATTGATGTTTATGATAAAACTCGTGTAATGTCGCTAGACCAATATCGCGATAATTACTTCGTCCATTGCTATCGTTTCTGCCTTCCTGAGTCGGATTACTCGCGTCTTTCGTCTGGTCTAGACACTCGTGCTACTTCGGCTCAATGTGCGCTAGTCACAGAGAATGTGACAAACAGCACTCCTTGCTTTATATTCGCCGAGGTAACAAGTGAACTACGTGTGGCAAATCGTAGCATTGAAGTTATTGTGTAAGTAAGCGATTATTTTGGCACAACCTTTTTTAAAGGTTGTAAATCTCTCAATTTTAAATTATAAATGTAATTTTTTTATAAAAGATTATATATATATAAATGAATTATTCAACATTAAACGGAGCATTTGGTGCACAAGAATTCAATTTTAGCGAATATAGTCCTAG